TCCTTACTAATATGGAAGCCTTAATTGACCAAGATTTAGTGTGCTTTCGATGCGCAGCAAGCGCAGAGAATGATGACTTAGGTATAGCTATATACAGAGCTAACGAATTGTTTGATCAGATTATTGAAAAGACAGGGGCTAGTTCTTATAAAGCTTTCTTAACAGGTACTAATAACTTTAGAAAACAAATCTATCCTGAGTACAAAGCTAATCGTACAGCACCAAAGCCTAAACACCTTGATGATCTAAGAGCATGGAGTGTGTCTGAGCTTAATGTAGAAGTAGCAGATGAAGGATTAGAAGCAGATGATATGCTTGGCATCTATCAAACAGATGACACAATTATATGCAGTTTAGATAAAGACTTGTTACAAATACCAGGTCGACACTTCTCTTGGGAGATTAACGGTAAAGGTTGGACAAGACCTGATACTTTTGTTGAGCAAACAAAACTAGAAGGTCTTCGTCTATTTTATGAACAGTGTATCAAAGGAGATAGAAGTGACAATATTAAAGGCATTGAAGGCTTGGGTGAAAAGAAAGCAAGAGTCTTACTGGAACCTGCTCAAACAGAACAAGAAATGTTGCAGATAGTTTTAAATGCCTATGGTAATGAAGAAGAGTTTTTAATGAATGCTAGTTGTCTATGGATTCTTCGTAACGATAGACTGAAATATAAGGAACGATATGCCAGCATTTAAAAGTAAGTTTGAAGCAACTGTGTGGAAAGAGTTGCGCAAACATTACAAGTCATGTCAATACGAACCAGATAAACATGAGTACATACAACCTGTAATACATCGTAAGTATATACCAGATTTTAAAATGGCTCGTAATGTATACATAGAAGCTAAGGGTAAGTTAGACTTAGCAACAAGGCAAAAGATGGTATGGTTTAAAGAATCCAACCCACATATAACCATTATCTTTTTATTTATGAACGCTGACAATAAGATAACTAAACGCAGTAAAACAACCTACGGTGAATGGGCTACTAAGAATGGTTTCTTATGGTTAGATTATAGGAGTGATTGGATAAATGATTATAAAAAACTTAAGAAAAAATGAGGATGGTTCTTATGACTTTGATTTTACTGTAGACAATTTAGAAGCAGAGTTCTTAATGGATCATGCTATTAAAGATTTAATTAGAGCTGGCATTATTAAAATAAACGAAGGTGATGCTGAGTTTCAATTAGAAGAAGATATAAAACCTGGAGGGACGTTACAATGAAACACTTAGTTATACCAGATTGTCAGGTTAAGCCTGGCGTATCTGTTAAATATTTAGAAAATATAGGTAAGTATATAGCAGAGAAACAACCTGAAGTTATAGTATGTATAGGTGACTTTGCTGATATGCCTAGCTTATCAAGCTATGATGTAGGTAAAAAAGCTTTTGAAGGACGTACATATAAAGCAGACATACGTGCAACACACAAAGGTATGGATGCATTACTAGGACCAGTTCGTAAGCTACAAGCTAGACAAGCTAAACTTAGAAAGAAACAATACAAACCTCGTATGATACTTACATTAGGTAACCATGAGGATAGGATAGATCGAGCTGTAAACAACGATCGTAAATTAGAAGAACTAATTAGTATTAAGGATTTAAATTATGAACAATATGGTTGGGAAGTATATGATTATCTTGACGTGGTTGTGGTTGATGGTATTGCTTACAGTCACTATTTTGCGAGTGGTGTCATGGGCAGACCAGTCACATCTGCTTCTGCTTTACTCAATAGAAAACACATGTCATGTTTCGCAGGACATCAACAAGGACGACAGATTGCATATGCTAGACGTGCAGATGGTAGAGAAATTACAGCTATCATAGCAGGTAGTTGTTATGAACACAATGAAGATTACTTGAACCATCAAGGTAATCAACATTGGAGAGGCTTCTATGTATTACATGAAGTAAAAGACGGAGCATTTGATGAGATGGCAGTCTCATTAAATTATGTAAATAGTAAATATGGGGTTGACAAACGTGCGAAAAAATGATATACTAATACAACAAGCTAGTAAAAAACAAGTTAGTGGTTCTCACTATAAAGACTTTGCAATACAGCCAGTAGAGTTTATTCATGCTAACAACATAGGATACTTAGAAGGTAACGTAATTAAGTATGTATGTAGATGGAAGAATAAAAACGGATTAGAAGATTTAGATAAAGCAATACATTATCTAGAATTATTAAAGGAACTATATCATGACACAGTTTGAACAACCTAAATTTAATTCTAAATCTAATACTAAAAAGTATGAAGACAACTATGATAGAATCTTTAAAAAGAAAACGAAAGATACTAAAAAGGTGGAGAAGAAATAATGGCATTAACGTTTTCAGAGCTTATAGAAGAGCTTTACAATGTTGACGAGATAACTCTGTTAGAAGTACTAGGCATTACATCAGAGGATTTAGTTAATAAATTTGTAGATAAGGTCGAGGAGCATCAAGATGATCTCCGAGAATTGATAGATGATACTAAAGAAGGGTTTGATTTTTATGACTACGACGATAAGGAATGAGTTACCTACTCTATACCAACAAGTAATACACTCATCAAGATACGCAAGATATATACCAGAAAAGAATAGAAGAGAAACATGGGAAGAAACAGTTGACAGACTAGTAACTTACCTAAAAACTAAAACACCTACACTAGAAAAAGACATTGAAGAACTGCGTGAAGCAGTACTTAAACTAGAAGTAATGCCTTCAATGAGACTACTAATGACAGCTGGTGAGGCATGTGAACGAGACAATATAGCAGCATATAACTGTAGTTATTTAGCTGTAAATAATAAACGTGCTTTTAGTGAAGCACTATATATCTTAATGAATGGTACAGGTGTAGGATTCTCTTGTGAACGACAAGATATTAATAAACTACCTAGTGTACCTAATGAAATTATTTTATGTGATGATGTCATAGTCGTAGAAGACAGCAAGTTAGGATGGGCTAAAGCCTTTAAGAAACTCATTTCTCATTTATATGAGGGTGATATACCTAACTTTGATTTTTCTAAGGTAAGACCTGCAGGCTCTAGACTCAAGACCTTTGGAGGAAGAGCAAGTGGACCTGACCCATTGAAAAAACTATTTGACTTTGTAATAGAAACTTTCAAGCAGGCAGAAGGACGTAAGCTATCTTCGATCGAAGTTCATGACATCATGTGTATGATAGGACAGATCGTTGTAGTAGGTGGAGTACGACGATCTGCTCTTATCTCTTTATCTAACTTGACTGATCGCAGAATGCGAGAAGCTAAAATGGGAGCATGGTATAATGACAATCCACACAGAGGTCTTGCAAATAACTCCGTTGCCTACACAGAAACACCTGACAGTGAGACTTTCATGGAAGAATGGTTATCTCTGGTCAAGTCTAAATCAGGTGAGCGAGGAATCTTTAATAGAGTTGCTGCACAAAATCAAGCCGCTAAGTGGGGACGAAGAGATCCAAATCTTAGCTACGGAACGAACCCTTGTTCAGAGATTATCCTACGTGATAAACAATTCTGTAACCTTACAGAAGTTGTTGTCAGGGCAGGAGATACAGAAGAGTCCTTAAAACGTAAGATTAAACTAGCTACCTTACTAGGTACAATACAATCTACAATGACAGACTTTAAGTTCTTGTCAGCAGAATGGACACAGAATACAGAAGAAGAAAGACTACTTGGTGTATCATTAACAGGTATTATGGATGCTAAGATAACTGCTAATCCTGATCCTAAACTGTTAGAAAGACTAAGAGAGGAAGCTAGAAAAACAAATGAGAAGTATGCTGAGATACTTAATATACCTGTATCAGCAAGTATTACTTGCGTTAAACCTAGTGGTACAGTATCTCAGTTGGTTGACTCTGCTAGTGGCATTCATGCTCGTCATAATGCTCAGTATATACGGACTATTCGTATGGATAAGAAAGATCCTATTACTGATTTTCTTATAGAAGCAGGAGTCAAACACGAAGATTGTCAGATGAATCCAAGATCTACATCTATATTTAGTTTTCCTATTAGAGCACCTAAAGGTGCGATAACAAGAAATGATAAGTCAGCTATAGAACAATTAGAACTATGGTTAACATATCAAAGACACTGGTGTGAACACAAACCATCAGTAACTATATCAGTAAAAGATAAAGAGTGGGTCGAAGTAGGTTCATGGGTATGGAAACATTTTGATGAGATTAGTGGAGTATCCTTCTTACCTCATTCAGATCATACATATCCTCAAGCACCTTACCAAGATGCTACATATGATCAAGTAACTGACTTAGAAAAAGTTACTCCTACTAAGCTAGATTGGAGTGTATTTATTGAACAAGATGACAACACTACAGGTGCTCAAGAGCTTGCGTGTTCATCAGGAAGTTGTGAAATTATATAATGTTAGCTACGTTACAGCCTATATGTGGAGTACAAATTGGGGTAGAATTTACTGAAGCAGAGATTGATGGTAAAATTATTAGTTACTGTCTCATAGATCTACTAATATTAAGAATACA